TTTGGTTTTCTAAATGTGACAAAATCATATTGTCATCTGCTAAGTCGTTCTCTAAGAATTTCTCTTTCTGCTTTTCACCCAGTTTGTAATCATAATTATAGTATCTAATATATGCTTCTCGGTATCTAGCAGCAATAGCCTTCTTTTGTTGTTTTATTTTGACATTTATATATGCCATTTGATCTACGAGTGTTTGTCTAGAAGATAGCACATCTGCAATAGTAACCTCCATCGTATTAATATTACGAAGGCTTTGTGCTAAATTTCTAATGGTAGTTGACCATTCGTTTCTCTGTGCACTTAATTTTTGATCTAGTGCTAATATTTTATCGTTACTCATTTATCTTTATATTAAAATAGTGACGGTTTGTTCCTATCTGGTTTAATAAACTTTGCGGCCTTTTCGCCTTTCTTAAGTTTAGGTTTGCTAAATTTCATATCGGGATTATCAGTTTTAAAATCTGGCATCTCGAAATCAATTAGCATACGCATCTTCTTGAAGCGGTCGCTGTCCTTAAAAAAATCCTCTAATGTATCTTCCATTTCCTCTATACGTACCATAAGTCTAAATCGCTTGATGTGAAATAATTTTCTATTTGTTTCCAAGCTGTAGACTTCTGCTTGTAACATACTTTTATCAAGTCGTTTAGATCTTTGATATTATATGTATCTAGCTTAAAATCGTCTAGAAATTTAGACCACATAAATACTGGTCTTCCCTTTTTTAGCTTCTCAATCATTTTCTTTTTACCTGTTGCATCATTATCAAACATATATCTGACTGTCGCCATTTCATCAAATTCTTCTGTCGATCTACCGGCAGTTGCTAGGGCAATAGAGTTATGCATAAACTTCGCATCAATCGGTCCCTCAAATAGAGTGACTGGTTGTTGGAAATTAACCTGCATAATTCCAAATAGAGTAGAAGCCTTTGCTAGTTTAGTCATTACCTCAGGTTCTAACTCTAGCGGTTTATTCCACTCTTCATATATTTTTGGTAGGTCATAAGTTAAATACCTAGACCCATAGCCTTTCATTCTTCTGGATTGTGCGCCGATAATCTTCCCGTTAATCCCCATGTTTAAAATCCAAAGGCGATTACCTTTTGGGGAAAAAAGAAACTCACTAGCTTTAGTGTGTAATAGCCTCTCTTTTAACTGAAACCAAATCCATTCTCCAGGCTCAATTTCTTTAGCGCCAAATACTTGTTTAAATTCATCTATAGTTAATGCCAGTTCTTGGACGCTTGCAAGTGACTGGTTTTGTAATACTTGTTCTTGACTAACCTGTTGTTTATTCTCTTTAATATAGTCTATAATAGTAAAGGAGTCGCCAGTGTTAGGCATTCTTACCTCATGGTCTTTTAATAGACCGTATAGATTAGTATGGTGAGAACAATTGTAACAGTGATACTGAAGAGTGTCCCAATACATGTTACCACGCTTCTTGGTATCATCTTCATGAGAGTCACCACAATAAGGACATGCCAGGGTTATTCGCCCTGGCATATCTTTAAGCAGCTGTTTATTAGGAGTAGTGTGATGTTCTACACAAACTTGTTTGAGTGCAACTTTTATTCTACTCTTAAGTTCTTCAGTTAACTGTATGTTATTAGATGTTGAGGTCATCTAGGAAAGAGTCTAAGTCATCATCTGTAGTTACCTTACTTTCAGCAGGAGTTTCAGCTTTTGCTGGCGCAGCAGAACCTGCAGTTGCAGTTTCAGTTACTTTCGCCTTTGGAGCTGGAGCAGATTTTGGAGCAGAAGTTACTGCAGCAATATCATCACCTGGATTAAGATACATTCTCAATACATTGTTTACAAAGGCTCTCGTGTCTTCGTCCCACGCTTTGTAATCATATTGAGCTAAAGATGGTGCGCTTTCAAGTTCTTCCTTGATAGTTCCCATGATCTCTTTCGTTCTTTCTGCTGGAGCGTCGCCCACTACAATAGCACCTTTACTTGAAGAGAATTTAGATTTGTCATAGTTATTATATTCACCTTGTCTTGTAATTACAAGCTCGAAGTTCTTACCTTCGAATAGGTCGAATACTTGTGTTGGTTCACCAAAGTCTGGCTTCAACTCAGAATCAATCTTCTCTTTAATCTTATATCCAAATTTGAATACTTTGTAAGTACCTTCCATTTCTGTATTTTGTGGATCTTTAATGATCTTAATAAGAGAATAATACTGTTGACGTCTTTTAAGCTTTTCAGAAGCTTTTCTGTCTACAGCAGAATCTGATTTTCTCAACTTCCAGAATACATCTGCAATAGGGCAGTGTTCTCCAATAGTTTGAGGTGAGTCTACTAGTTTACCATCTCCAGAAGAGTTAGTTAACCAGTGTACGTATTTTTGAACCAAAGATTTTCTTGGGTTCTCTGGATTAGGTACAAAACGAATTAATGCTTTGTAAGTTCCGTCTTTGCCGTCGTCGGCAGTTGGTTTGTAAACTTCGTTTGTTGAAGTTCTTTCAGGCTGGTGTGTTTCCACATCTTCCACGCCTAAATTAAAAATGTCAAATGAGTCGCTCATAATTTTCTTTTAGTTGTTTAATTGTTTAAAAAATTGAAATACTTTAATTGTCTTTCGTTACCTTATAGTTGTACAATATACAATAGTTTCAGTCTAATGTCAAATAAGCTGGATGATTCCCAGACCTTGGGTCTGTAGGAAGTTCCTTCCATCTACCGTCCTTTTGCTTAATCAGCCCTGATTTGTGGAGTAACTCCTCACGCTCGTTAGTCGTGATCTGGTTCGCTGCCACCATTTTATTTAGGATTTCGCTGAGACGAAAGTAATCCGCTGTAATTAACATATCACTGTAGTTATTGTTTATTATACTTATTATATATCGTTATTTTGTTTTGTTTCTAGATAGTATGTTAATATCTTTTTTGCAAAATAATTGCCTAAATATTTTTTTATGTCAGTTATTTTTCGTATATTAGTACTGTAATTAAAAACATATAAATCATGAGTAATCCACACTACGAACACCAATTAAAATTAGACGCTATGAAGAAACATACTAAATTATCGTCGAGAAACAAAACCCTTCTTTTAATGGGGGCTAAGACCACTGGAAGCTTTCTAGAGGGTTATTATTATATAGAGGAAAGTTTATACATCGATGAGGCTAACTCGCTTCATTCATTCTGTACATGGATTGATGACATCATCGGTGGTGCAGGTCCAGTTAATATTGATATGCTTTGGTTAGGTTTTAAATACCCGGAAGTAGACAGATATTCTGAAGCCTGTGTAGAAATCAAGAAACAAATGGATGAAATTAAGGCTTTTCTTTAATCAGAATAGGCCTTTTAAAAAAAGATTGCAGATTTGTTGAACCTTTTTGAAACCTTTTCTGGGAACTAGCATATAAGTAATGTCTTTAAGCCAAAGCCAGATAAGGTCCTGGAAGTAAGCTTTAAGTCTGCAAGCAGAGATTGGTACCAGTTGAGGGCTTGAAGCAGAGACTTGGTTAGTCCGGCAAATTTTCCCCTAGTTGCTGAAGCAAATAATGATTAAGGAACCAAGCGTCGACTAGATCATCAAATGGTTTCGGGACTTTTTTAACCTCATCACCTATATCATTTACACAATACTTAAATAAAGAAGTCTTAGCTAACTCTGGACTCTCTACTATATTATTTAAGAAAGCAACCCAAAGAGCTAACTTATTCATATTCCCTTTACCAGCATGTTTCTTAATTGTAGTAGGTGCAACGGTCAGTAAATTTTTGACCTCGAGTCTATTAATCATTTGTTCTTTAAGGATCGCAGCTCCCGCTGCCATGTCAATCATATTATTAGTTCCCATTTTAGAACCGTATGACGTACCTTCGAAAGCAATATGATAATCTTCTTCTGTGTTTGTTATTCCTAATATCAGATTAATTATATCATCTGCAGTTTGGATATATCTTTTAATCTTTGCAAATTCGTTTTTAGAGTAATCTCCGACTGAAGATTTCCAATCAGGTTGATGAACAAGAGTTACATCTGAAAATGTACTTATTTCTTCTTGTCTTCGCTGTTCGGCTTTTGTGCCAGAACCAGCTTTAATATAGGAGATAAAGTGATATTCATTCGTGTCAGATTGCCAGACACAAATACCAGGGGAATTAAGCGAGAAGTCAACTGTAACTAGATTCAATTTAGATTCTTTTACCCATCGCAGCACCTAGAGCAGCACCGACTAATCTGGAAGTTAATAAATCGTAGAAGATACCTTTCTGAATACCAAGAACTTTACAGATCATTTTGCCTACGGATTTTCCTAATGCAAAACCTGCAAGACCACCAAAGATAGAACCTAAAAGTCCTTCATTAACAAGTCCCTCTTCTAATCTATCTAAATCAAAAGAACCATCTTCGTTTGCAAATTGTTGAGCAAACTGTTCTAGTGCAAAATCAACCTTATCTTCTAAATCTTGAGTCCACTCTGATTGTAAACCTTCTTGTAAAAGTTTCATGTCAGTCTTAGTTAGCTTTTGCTCAACTAAGTATTCATTAAATGTTTTAGTATCTTTCATAGTTTATATATCTTTTATTCTATTTCTAATCTCAAGTTTAACTTATTGTAAACAAATGAACATTCAAATGTAGAAAAATCAGATACATTCTCTGCCATGTTTAAGTTTAACTCATTAATAGATGTCATGATAATACCAGAGTATTCCATGTAAGCTACTGAAGCTCCTTCAGCATCTAATATTCTTAAAGTCAATGGTTCAATAAACGCCTGTTTAGTAGACCTAGCATAATAATAAAGTAAAGTGTCCATCATTAACCAATAGTTAATAAAACCATCTAATAATTGAAACGTTACTGTAAATTCTCTAGAAATTGTATTTTGAATTGGCTGTGCACCTCGATGGCTTCTTATAGTACCATCATTATCCGATTGAGTAACAGGATCAAACGTTACACCTGGGATATTAAGCCCTTGGATAGAATAATTTACAAAATCAATTGGCTCTGCTAAAAGTCCACCTGGAACTCTATTCAAATATTTCTTATACTTGTTAGCAACCTCTTCTGGAATAAACTTCCTAGGGAATCTAAAATCGTATGCGTTATTTCTGCTATTTAAAATCATTATCCAATAGTAAATTTACCTTTAGTAACCATAGTTTCTTCTGTTCCATTATCAATGCTAATATAGAAAGCGTCAGTTTGCATACCTCTAATACTGGTTGCATTAGCCTCGTTTATCGTAAACAAAACTTCACCACTACCCATATCAACATCTTTATTGTACACATGATTAAATTTTAACTTTGTCTTACCATCATTAAAAGTAAGTATAACTCTTTCTGCATTTTCAAATGAAATCATATCGAAATCATCTCCTCTCTTTTTAGCTATTACAAATTTATAGTAAGATGCAAAAGGAGGAATACTAATAGATAAATCACCTTCGTCCACAAAATCAGTCGTATCAAATTCTTCAACATCTTTTATGATTGGATTATTACCAGCACCTACTAAATTAACTTTTGCAGAACTAGCAATTACATTATGCCTTTCAACAAACGCGGGTACTGTTTTTACTGATCTTGGTAAATTGTCAGTAATAAAACCTGAGATAATTTTATTAGCAGCAAGGCTAGGTAAAACATTGTAAACCTCAGTTAATATGTTTGGATTATCAATCTTTAAAGTACTTAACTTCTTACCGTATCTATTAGCTTGATCTACTGTTAAACTTGCTCTCTTTACAATTTGAGTATTATCTGTTTGATTGTAAATTCTCATAGTTACCTCAATAGAAAAGTTAACTGCTACATTAGCCTTATTAATTACAGGTCTAAATCTAATCGGAGTATTAAAATCTTCATACTGAGTAAATGTTGTTGTATATGATTTAATTTGAGCAGTACCTATTTGTTCAAATACATCTACATCGAAAATAACAACTATATCATCTGACGATGTTCTAATTCTATCTAATATATGACCCTCAAAGTTTGCTAGTGAATTATCTTTCTCTCCGTAAATATTAAAGTAATCACCATCAGTTGCATCTTCAACTACAACTGTAAAATCAGCAAATTCATCTTCTCTTGAAACCGTAAATACATTTTCTTCTCCAGTATAAACATAGTCATACCCTTCAATAGTTTTTAAACTATCTAGTAATGCAAATCTAATTCCGTAATTAGAAGTAGGATCTAAGTTACTTGAACCTATAACACCATCTCCATAAAATCTATCATTAAATTCTGAATTTTGTCCAACAAGTGCTGGTACTTTTAAATTAATAAACTTAGACCAAAGAGTCTCACCTAAAATAAAAGGCTTAGGGTTAGAGAACTCATAATTACTTTGGTTTAAATAAACTATTTGAGATAAGTAATTTTGTACACCGCTTAATCTACCAGCTGTAACTTCAAACAAAAAGCCTTCATATCCTCTTGCAGCAAAACTAAAACCAGCCTTTAAATGTAGTCTAATACTATCATATAAGATATAGTTAATATTTTGAGTAGCCTCGGATTGGTAATTTAAAAGATCTGCTTCATTACCACCTTGCCAATCTGAATTATTATTAATGTAATTATGCATATCATAATCACCGGTTGAATCATAACCTAAAAGAGCATACTTTGTAGTATCTGTTGTACCTGGTGTTTTTACAGCATGGTATCTTCCAATTGTTTGGTTAATATCATTTCCTGTAGCCTCATCTGGTGAAGAGAATAAAGGATTAGCTCTAGTATCAACATAAATCACACCACCTATTAAATTCGGATATGTATATTCTATTTTACCGTTTATCGTTGGAGTGAATGTACCTATCATAGTCGTTGCCGAATAACTATAAATACCTAAAGCACCAGATATAGTAAAATCAGCAGGATTAGGTAAAGCACTTAAATCGAATTTATATGTTTTACCACTTTGTAATAACAAAGTTCTGGCTGCAAAGTTTTCTATAGCAATATAACCGCTAATAACAGTGGCATCAAAATTAACTACAGCAGAACCTAATTCATTAATTAAGTGCCTTGCTTGATACGGATTTTGATCTACCGTATCTAGAAACATAACCTCACTACCATTGTCATCTACCTCAATTCGATACTTCTCTGCATCTCCTTGATCGTGGTAAATAAACTCTAACAGGATGTCTTCGTCTATTCTAAAATATCTACTTGATTGCGCCATTTAAAATCTTAAAAATTTTGGTGACCAATATAAGCCAAGTCCTATTGAAGGACCTGTACTAATCACTTGATTGTTGTTTAAATTAATACCATATCCTACGCCAATACCAATACCCCAACCAGCTGTTTTCTCTGATCTTCTATTTAGTCTAGTATTAACTAGGTTGATATTTTCAATATCTTTAATCACTAAACCAGGATACGTCGTTGATAGTTTTAATCTATCTGCACCATCTTCGCCCTCTTCAATTGCAGCCATTAGGCTTAGTGTTTGTTTTAACTCAAATTTAGACTCTAACACTTTAAACTGACCAAAGTCATATTTAACAGTAGAGAACCCGGTTAAAAACCTTGAGTTACCGTTGCCGAAATCTGTACTAGATTCGAAATTAATTTTTGTTGTTGTAGTATCTACAATCTCTGTTGTCGTTGCAACATCTAGACTATCTGTAATTTCTAACTCTGCAGAAATCAGGGAGTTAACCTTCTTTAAGTCATCATTTAACGCAAGTGCCTTTTGGTACTTTTTAGTTAATTTAATTTGACTACCCTGTAAGTTAGATAGATCAAATTCAAAAGATCTGATCTGTGCTAACTGGTCTCCGTTATCATTTCTTAAAACCGTAACTGAATCTTGAGCAGCTTTAAAATTATTTAGATTTCTATCAGCATCTTGTTGTGCTAACTTAACATCTTGTTTTAAATTCTCAATACTATTACATTGTTTAAGAAATAATAAACATAGTAAAGCTCCCGCAACAAAAGTTACCAGAGTCTTATTCGATAATATATTTTTTATTTTGTCCTTCATAATTTATTATTGCGCGTTACACCAGTCTTCAACAGGAACATAACCTGCTGTATAATTTTCCGCCTTTTCAGTTGAACCAAACGGAAAGAAAAGCTCACCTTCGTAACCTGTTCTATTCCATGACACTTTCCATAGATCTAGCTCACCTAGTTTTTCTATAGAAGTAGCATTGCGTCTTCTATAAACATTTGATTTAACTGTCGTTTCTTCATCAATAGTGATAGTAATTTTATCCCAGCACCCAATTTTAAAGAAGCTTCTAGTGAAACCTAAAGGGCTAGACCAATGATATGGAATTGCTTTAAGATCAACAAAGAATTTATTATCTAATGCTAATTGTTGCGCGCTTACTAATATAGATTGTAGTAAAGGTAATTCACTAGAATCATATACTTCACCAGATAATGGTGTTAACACTATATCAGCATCTAGTGAATCCTGAGATCCATTAGCCATTCCACCTACAATATGCCAATTATAGCTATTATAGTTTGGTACATTTTGCTTTACTGCTTCCCACCATGCCTTAACTTTAGCAGGTGTACACCTCTTAAAATCTGTAGGATCTTGGGTAGAAACGTTTGGGCCTATATTTAATATATACATCTTTTATTCTTTTAATTTCTAATCGCCAGAAGACCCGCCACCAGAGTCATCACAGCCGTTTATTGTTTTTGTATCTGATACTGGCGATATTGCTTGTCCGTTTGAATCAAAACCTGACGCCGTACATGTAAGAATTGCATCTTCTTCTCCTCCACTACATATACCAGTTCCAATATAGGCTACAGTACATGTCTGCGAACTTGCGTTAGTTAATTGGAATTTATTAGCATTTATTCCGGACAGTGCCCATGAGAATGACGGATTTCCATTTCCACCAGAACCGAATATATTAGTAGGAGTTCCTACATAATCTTCAGATCCTTGTGCTGTGTAAATCCATTCTGCTCCTGTTATTGCTACTGAAGCGGATCCACCACCAGAGTTACAGTTAAACCAACCTCCGTTTAGAGGTTCATTATTATTATTCATTTGTATTGCCCAACCTCCCCAAGAGAAGCTAGGTTCGCTAGAGCTAATTATTTTTATCGAGCTTGTAGTACCAGTTACTTGGTAGTTATTTAAGAAGTAGTTCTGGAAGTTTACTCCACCTTCACCCTGTGGGTATGCGAATGTATTATTACTAACAGTTTCACTACATATTGTACTAAAATCATCTGTTTCTACAACGTCCACTGTATATGTATATTGACTTACAGTACCTGCTATTCCTATATCGAAAGAAAGATTATTTGGATCTATTGTATCGTTCCATCCAACAACAACCCTACCTGCTGAATTCACGTTAGGGTTAACAAAAGTATTAGAGCCTCCACCGCCCCATGAAGATATATTAACTTGAGAAGGACTAATATTATAGCCGGCATCTGCTTCAACATAGAACGCATCGTTAATAGCATCACCTGCTCCTCCGGTTTGCGTAATAGTGTTATTAGGCGAACCTCCAGATGCAACATTATAGATTGACGCGTTTGCTATCGTACTATTTGCTCCAATTGTAACGGTATATTGTTGAGTTGGACATGGATCAACGCTTGTTAAACCTCCGGAACCATCATATTCAATAAATTCATTTACAGTAGGAATTGTCCCATTATTATGATCAGATATAGCCGTTACTTTAAAGTGTTCACCTGCAGCTAGAAGGCTTGGATTATCATTAAAGTAATCTAAAGCATCATTACGCGCAGCTGTTTGCCATTCTGCATTACTCGGATTAGGAATTCCAGTTATTTCTACTGGTACAGCTCCGACATAAGTTCCTGATCCTGAACATACAACCCCTCCACTAGAACCATAGTTTAAATTCATTTGTCCAGTTAATGTTACTGGCGCTTGATAACTAGTTGGTTGTACTACTGTAACAGAACCTGCAACAGTTTGACCTACATTATCATATCCAGAAGGAACTGTAACTGTAACCGTGAAAGATACATTATTAGTTCCAGCTGTTGTATTAGCAGCTACTGGGCCTACAGGATCTGTAACCACAGTTGTAGCATTACCATTATTAATAGTTACCACACCTGCAGCATCAACAGAAACACTACCATTCCAGTTACTATATTGGAAAGTCGGATTACCTCCTACTAAACTTCCGTCTACATTAAGGTTTAAGTTAGTACCGCTAATTGAGATACTACCACTAGAACCCCCAGCACCACATGGTGCTGTACATAATTCAACCCATGCATTATTAATATAACCCTCAAACTTATTAGCGCCGGAGTTATATCTAAGCATGCCGTCTTCAAAATTACCAGTAATATTAAAATTATTTAATCTAAATTCTCCAGTATATGTTGTCGGTAAATTTATTTGAAACCTAATATCTTCAGGGTTACTATTTGGTACAATAGGCTCAACTGCAGAAAGATTAAATCTAGTATAATTATTTACACCAGTTACATCTTCGGAGTCTAATTTAATTTTAACACTAGAACTATGCCAAAATGTAGCATATTCAGCAGCAACAGCGGAACCATTAATATCATAATGTCTACCAACATTCAAAGTAGATCTTAATGTGGTATCCCCATCATTTGCGCCAACGCCTTCGTCTAAAAATGAACTATCACCTAACCAAATAACAGGAGTCTCTAAATCAGTTCCTGGTTTTGGCTTTAAAATTCTAACGTTATTTTTACCATCGCTAAGGTTTAAATCTATGGCAATATTTTTCCATGGGCTGGTAGTTTCACCAGAATCCCCTTTATTACCCTTGTCACCAGTATTACCAGTTGCACCAGTTTGACCTGTGCTACCTGGATTACCTAAATCTCCTTTTGGACCAGCAGGTCCACCTCCATTAACAACTAGTTGATCGAAGTTATAGTTAATCTTCGAGAACTTGATACTGTCAGAGTCACTAGGGTGTAGTATTTCTTGAATGTTAATTGCCATTGCTTATGACTTTATTTTTACCATAGGCTTAATTCGATAAGAATAACCTAATCTTTTATTATATATCAACCTAAAATTAAGGGGCTTTTGTTCGTGCGACTTAAATGTAAAATTCGTATCGTTCATATAGCCTCCATCATCTAGATTTTCAACACTCGCAGAAGATATAACCTCAGAATCTACACCCTTAATTCTACTAGTGTAAATTTTTATCATATCTAAATTAAAAGTGTTTAGCAAGTTGTTTTCTACATAAAGCTGCGCATCATCTTTAGTTGTGGTTTTATCACCAGCAGAATTAGCAGCTGAAACGTATTTATTAATAGAGTCTAAAACACCTTCACTACTTAATAGTTTATTAAGAGTACTAGTAATGTAAAAATCCATATAAACATATTTCTTATCTTCAAATAAAACTACGTCATATTTTTCGTCGTTATTAGCTAAAATTCTATCTTGTTGCTCCTGCGTACTAGCTCTATATGAAGTAAAGTTAATCATATTGTATGAATCTTTTACCTTCATGATTGTAGAACCTAAATAAGATCTTTCTTCTTTAGTTTCAAATGTACCAGGTACCGCTTCGTTTGCTCCACCGGATAAAGATCTAGTATAATAGTTTTTATCCCAAGAAGATCTAAATACATTTACATCTTTTTTGTCTATTGCAATCTCACCTATTAGTGGGTAAAGAGGTAACTTATCTGTAGATCTTGATAATTTAGTAACACCTGCAGAATTAGTCTCATTTACTTTTCTATAAAAGTGGTTTTTAATTATACCCCAAGAAGAATCATGAGTTCCACCATCTTGTATAAAGCCTAAATTAAATGAAGTTCCACATCTGTTATATCGTTTGTAATAATCTCTAGCTAATTTAATTTCTTCAGCACTAGTTAAAGAGTGCTTATACATTGGCTCCTCAAAGTTTAACTCAGTTTCGTTTAGCGTAGTTTGAAGTGTATTTGTTTTAAAATGAGAATACGTATCTGTAAATGTTACAACAGGTCTAGTATCTACCGTGTAGCTACCGTTGTGTCTAACTAAGAACGGATAGTAAGTATCGCCTTGTTCAATATCAAACCCAATAACACCTTGTTTTAATTTAAAAGTTTTAGGCTTATCTTGATCTGGTGATATAGTTAAATTAGAATCTTTAATTATCTCTACTCCATTTTCAAAATCTAATTCAAATTGATTATTTAATATAGTACCATCTTCTTCAATAGTAGTATATACAACACTACCATCGTTTAGTAATAATAAATCAGCAACTGATCCAACAGACAGTTGGTCTAAGATCGACGTAAACGCATTCTTACCCCCTTGTTTATATACATACTCTGCACTATTTTGAACATAACCAGATATGTTAGAAACATTAACAGCATTACCGTTTAAGTCTTGAGGGGCTCCTTCTAGAGTTATTTGATTTTGATCGTCTACTGATTGTATTTTTAGTATAAAAGTAACAGGTCCAGTAGAGTCCGTAACTGTAATTTCAATATTACCAAATATGTCATCATCATCTGAACTAATTTGATCTAAAAAGCTAGCAGTAGATCCGTCAGCGTGATTAATACCAGTTGCTACTAGATAATCAGCACCGTTTGGATTCGTAAAGTTAATATCGTTTAAGTTAAGGGCTCCTGATAATGCAACATCAGAATAGCCAAAGTTTTGATTTTCATGATTCCAAACAAAACTATGATTCATTTCATATAGAAGTTTTCTATTTAAAGCACCATCAATCCACAAATCATCTAATGATACTGTAATTAAAAAGACAACAAACTTAAATGCTTTATTTTGAATTACCTCATATTGTATTCCGTTATTATCACTACCACCTCTTACTAATACTAAAGTGCTAAACTTATAGCCATTAAAATCAGAAGTTTTAACAAACTCACTAGCTTTAGTGTTTACAAATTCTTTTCTATTTTTAAAGTCTACTCTAATACCTTTAAAAACTGTATTAGCAAATGAAGCGTCATTACCACCAGAGACTAAAGTATATTTCTTTTGTAGATTTGTTTTAATAAACGACTTTATGTCATATTGATCTTTTACTTCAAACCCATCAGTAACCATAAACTTATCAAAGTAATTATATGATGTACTTTTAAAGTGAGAAGGTTTTATCTTAAAATCACTTAAGAAATTAACATAACTAAATGTGCTGTTAAGTTGGTTATAGTCTAAATACTTTGGAAGGTTATCCATATAAAACCATTCATGGGTCATTCCCAGTCTATCTCTACCAACAGAATTAAAGTCCGGTGAGAAGTTAGTTCTACCAAAAGCCTCGTTAGCATTTAGATAATAAGGTTGCTCTCTTACAGTTAAACTATCTTTTAGTGTCCATTTATTTATATTAGGAACTACTCTAGATTGTATTGCAAATTCTTTTAAATTATTCTCTTGTAACCTATCATATTCAGTAAACAATTTAATCTCATCATTCTCGGCTTCAGTTTCCTCTCCTAAACGATCGTTAATTCCACTAAAATAAGTATATGGATCTGATATATCGTAATCAGTACTAAACACCTCGAGTGTATTTTGTTGACTTCTTTCAGGCTCATAGTTAATAATTGCTGGAGTTTCATACTCTAATTCCTTTAGCTCAGAGTTTTCTATATCATAGAAATCAAAGTTCATATCATGAATATCATAGGCTGAGAATAATCCAAGTCTAGCTATATTTTCAGAGTATAATTTTTGTTCGCCACTTTCAATGTAATTCTTTTTATCTAGTATTAGTTTCTGGTAAATAGTATTAGGTGTTGTAATATCATCGACTATGTCAATAATCTCATTGTAAACACCAACTGAAGGTGTTGGTAACATATTACCGACAGCAACATCTGAAACAGAATCTTTAGTTACTAAAACTGATTTACCAGCAGAATTACCACCATTCATGTAATGTACAAAGTTATTGTCAATTATATTTTCTGAAAGTTTAAGTAAACCACCAGGGTTATTTACTGTTTTTAAGTCTCTGTTGTTTAATGTAATAAAAGTATTGGCATTATTAGCAGGTATTAAAATACCGGACTGTAAAAGTCTATAACCACTTACCGCATTCTTAATATAGAAATCAGACGCACCGTCATTTATTATTGCAGTAAAGTTGATACTACTATTGTTAACACATCCTACAATCGCTTTAGCGATCTCAGAGGTCGTGCCTTCTAGGGAATAAAAATTACCATTGTATGAACCAGGCGCTAGTGAGTGTGTTGCAAAGAACGTAGAGCTATCTAAATTAATAGAAGTCTGCATCTGTGTAACCTTAGCAATACTACTAGTATTTACTCCGTTTCCTGTAAACGAAAGTTGTAAATCTTGTAAAGAAGCGTTAACCTCATTAATAAAAATAGTATTAGGATATTTACTGTTTGGACCCTCATAAGTAATAGCTATATTGTCTTTGTACGCATTAAGTGCGTTTTTAATTGCTGCGTAAGCATCCCCAACATCGTTACCAATGTTAATAACAGGAATATTAATTACAGCACCGTCAATATTAATAGACATGTTCCAGGATTCATTTGGTATATGTCTTAAAAACTTAATTGAATATACTGATTCTCTAGACTCAAATACTGTAAACCTATCGTTTACCGCAGGTGTTCCCGTGACAGTGAACTTAACAAAATCAAATCCTGGTAAATCACTTTTAATAATATCAATAGAATTACCATTAGGAGCTGTTTTAATCTCGGCAGGTATTTGATTGTTACTATCTTCTACAATTACATTTAGATTATTAGTGTCATACTGGGCTCTTGACGATACTTTATAGAACTCGTCGCTTATATTAAGATATGCCAATGTAGGAGTTGTTGATACTTGTTTAAACGATGGTATTGCAGATTTTGGAAGATCGTTAATATGTGAGTTTAAACTTTTAAAAATAACATCTCCATTATTTGCAGAACGTATACTACCATATCCTGAATCAATATCATTTACATACAGCCCAAAATATCTATTAATAGAATAGTCTTTAGCGTTATGGTCATCAAATAAAAACTCTATATTGATTAAGTTAGCACATGCAAGTTTATTTCTTTCAAAACCGTCTGTAATCATTTCATTACTAGCAATAAGAGGGCTATCAGCTCTAACAAAGTCTTTATGTAAATATTCACCCTTGCTAGTAAATCCACCCTTTCCTAAATCAATACCATTAAAGCTACTTTTCTCTCTCTTTTCAAAGTTAAACTGTATTGGTGATTTAGGGAACGACTCAGCATTAACATGGTTTCTAATATATTTACCAATTGCTGAATCTGTAGTTAAATCAAAGGTCTTAATAATTTCAGAGTTCTTTAGAAGATCCTGTATATTGTCAAAGTTAGTTCTTGTATCAAAGTCCATTTCTCCAACAGGGTCGTTAACTCTAAATATAACAAACTTTTTAGGAATATCTTTATCTAACCAAATAGGTGCTAACATTCTTAACTCTTCAGTATGAAGTTTAGAATAGTTATATGTTGTTCCGTAATGATAAACCTCTTCAATTTGTTTATCAAAACTATCTTGTACTGTAAAATCTGAGTAATCAGCCCTTGTCGCGTACATTATATCAGAAGGAGTGGAACTACTCTTGTAAAACTTGTATAAGTCTTGAGACCACTGTCCCTCTGGGTTAAGCGCCCATTTCTTATACTCAACTGAAGCTAACTCTTTAGTCGCATCAATAGATTCAAGAAAAATCTCATCAGTACTATTTGCTACTAATTTAGCATTAGTTGTTAATTTAGGGTTTGTTCTTAATAGGGGTTTAGATACATTATCTAATACGTAGTTTTCTTCTAAATTAAAATTAGGAGATGTTCTATTTAATACCTCAGCATTATCCATTGCTGGAAATGCATACGTAGCCCAGTTGTGATTAGTTCCTTGAGTTCCTGATGCACATGAGTAACATATTGTACCCTCTTCTCCTTGTGTAAAGTTTCTCCAAACAACAGATGCTTGGCTACCTAATCCAAAATCAACCGCATTAATAGAAATTGCCTTGGCATCCATATCTCCGGATCCTGCAATTATATCGATTTCATTTTGCATTAAATCTACAGCCTCCTCAATATTTGTTGCAGCTATATAATTTATATAAGTAAAACATTTACCATCTATTTTAACCTGAGCTCTAACGTTTTTATCACCAACGTTAATAGTCCTCATAAAATCGTTAACATAAGATACTCCACTTTCGCTAAACTGTTCAATATCTACCATACCATCTACCACGTAAACAGGGTAATATGGTTGACCTCCAGGTATACCTGGATCTAATTGAGGCTCACATGCGTAAAATGCAAAGAATATAGAATTTTTAGAACCCAGATGGTTACCTACTTGTATCGTGTCAATTACACCCAAGTTATCGTCAAAATCAACTTGTTGAGTTATACTCCAAAGGGCATCTCTTTGATAATCTGCTAAAGGACCTGCAATACCATCGCTACATGTTCCTAATTGTGAACTAGTAGCAGCCTGTTCTAATACATTATTAGTATCGAATGCAAACCAGTTATATGTACCATCATACCCAGTATAATCATCATTATCCCATAATACAAAGCCACCGCTAGTAGCATCTAGTAAAACTGAACTAGGCTGTAATAATGAATAATTTTGACTTTCTGCCCCACTAGCAGTTACAAAAATTTGAATCTTAGAACCACTATTAATGGTTGTTTTAGCAACGTCTAATAGGCTTGGGTTTTGATTAGCATTAGCAGCATCCCATCTAAAATAAATTGTAACTAAATCAAAACGTTCATCATCGACATCAGCCCACGGTAAACCTCCTATAGCATTACATACTGCACCTATATTAGTAGGATCAGCACTATAATATCTAACATCTAGTGATTTTGTTATGTATGTTATTGGTGTCGGACATGTAATAAGATAGACTCCAGGTGCGTTTGTTGGATCTGGTTCTAACCAATCTGCAATTGCAGTATCCCAGTAAAAATATTGATTAGATGTAATACTAGAATCTCCGTATGCACCTTGTGCTAATATGACACTTGCTGGAGCAGTTTGGCCCGCATATTGGTTTGCCCAATATTCCGATGCAAATAATTGACCGCCTGCTGCCACAACATCAGTTAAAGTTACAGTACCTCCGGATTGCTGCGGATCTAAAACATTTTGCCAAACATTACCTGTTTGATATATTCCGTTACAATAATCAGCAGCCTGTGCGTTATATGTAACATTAAGTATTTCCCATGCAGCACCACCGGCGGTTGTACAATTTAATATACTTTCTATTGCCCCGGTTGTTGCATTTAATTGAAGTGCTTTTACAGTTCCCTGTGATGTTTCTTCTACAGAAACCCACGTGCTACTAGCACTTGTAGGAATTACCCTACTTGTAGGCTGTAAGTCATCATCGACATAAATAAAGTCTCCTACTGCTAAAGTAGATAAGAACGTTGTACCGTTAGGCGCTGTTTCGTAATAGTATTGATCTAGCCCAGTGCTTCTAGCTTGTGCACATGCTGACTGATCAGAGTTTGTAAATGCAGAATACTGAATCCCTCTATATGGCACCTCTGTTATAGTAAACTGATAAGTAAGAACTGATGTTGTAATTCCGTCATTCGCAGTTAAGGTTACTGTAGTTTGACCTGCAGTTATTCCATTAACCGTAAAGGTCTCAGTACTAGCACTATAATTTGCTGTAGCACTTCCATTTGGATTGACATTTACCGAATAACTTAAACTTTGATTTGGATCAACATCTGTAGCAGTTAAGCCAGTAACAGTAAATGGAGAGCCGGCTATAATAGCAATTGAATTGCCTGGAGCGCTATATGCTTGCCCATTCTGTTTCCATACCGGGGCCGTATTACTAGTTGAAGTATTATTAACAGTTACTTGAATCGGAGCAGAATCGTCAGTACCATCATTTGCTTTATAGTAAAAAACATCTGTTAGTGTAGATGGGTTAGAACCTGGAGCAATGTATAATTGAGTATTTTGTGTATACTGAAAAGTTTGACCGGAACCTACTTGAGTTAAAGCCCCATGGTTTAACGAGGGAAGACCGGTTGTTACACCTGATGCATTACACCAATTAAAAGTCATACTCTGGTTCTCAGGGTCGGTCGCAACTCTAGTAAAAGTATCGGAATTAGTATTACCGTCGGCTACTAAGCTTATGGTTATTGGATTACCAGTTGGAGGTTGATTAGCAGGTGCATTAACGTTTATTGTAATTGTACCAATATTTGATACACCGCCGTTATCGTCTTCTGCTCTAAATGTAAAATTAACTACACCGCCTGCAACTGTATTACCAGGGTGGTATTTAACTATGTAGTTATTTCCACCACCATCTGTTTGTAGTTCATAAACCAATTGCCCTGTAGTAATTGCAGCAGAAGGATCATAATTATCTCTTAACTCACCTGTTGCCGGTAAAGTAATAATTTTCCATATTAATGGGTCACTCTCTGGGTCACTAGTAATCTGTTGAAGATCTATTGTTACACTATCAGCAGCGTCATTATTTTGAGTTACATTAAATGTTTGGCTATTTACAGTCGGAGCGCTGTTAGGGGTTTCTGATGTATCATTTATAGTAACATCGTGTGTAAGTGTGCCTGTTGTAATACTATTATCATCGAGTGCGTCTAATGTTAAAGTTAATGTCTCAGCACCTTCTGTAGTAGTATCTTCAGCTAGAGTAAATGTAACAGAACCAGAGTCACTCGTAATGGTTATAGTACCTGTTAGCGAACCTACTGTAAAATCATTACCATCAATGTTAGTACCCGATAAAGTATAACCTACTTCTGTACCATTTGGAATATTAGTAGTAGCTACTGTAAATATAACAGAACCACCCTCATCGACACTTGATACGTTTGAACTTAAAGTATCATAAGACACGGGAGTAATAGTATCAACCTGTCCTATATCAGTGACACCATCTAATTGTATTGCACTTTGGTTTGTTTCATCCCAGTGCCACCCATTACTGCCAGGTGCATATACTGTACCTGTTGATGGGTTAGTATCACTTGTATCATAAAGTATATTACCTACCTCTAATACACCAGCATTCGCATTACTGGAATCATCAAAGTATTTTGTACTATTGTTTACGCTACTAGGACCATTCTGAATCGCTAGGATTGCAGATGTTTCTAAATTACCTTTAAGTATTAATTGTGCCATTCAGTTTTAAATCTTATTATAGAGATCTTTCGTCTCTATTATATATCAAGATTATTATCTAACTAAATGAAGGATTACTGCTGAAAGATGTTTCGTCTACCGTTACTAGATGGGCTATACCAGCTATTAATTGGTGCTGACGTATTTCTCGTTAATCTTGCCGCTCTAATAGAGTTTAAATTCTTACCTTTAGGGCTATATTTAGCAAACACCTCTAAGTCAAAAGAGAACTGCTCACCAAATTTATCGAAAATATCAAAACCAACCTTCTTAGTATAAGTCAAGTTATTGTAGGCTAATCTAGCGAATCCTCCAACTCTACCAGTATCTGTATCTGGATTATTACCAAAATAATCAGTCATTCTATATTGAAATACAATTTCAACAGAAACGGCATTAGATGAATTATCTTTTTTAGGGTTTATTTGTTTTTTACTTCTTTTAGTATCACCGCCAACTTTTAAAGTCTCTATATTAACAGGGTTCATATATAAAAATGCACCACAAGACCTACCACCTAGTAAATATTGATCGCTTTCTTCATAAGACATTTTAATAGGTCTATCTAAATCTTCAGGTGTATTAGAATTAGCCCATAAAGTCTTTTCTTTTAAACCCCTCCCGTTATGATATGCAGTTTGTTGTTTATTTCCAACTTTTGCATTTGCTAAAAGGCTATTGTAACCAAAGAAACTAAATAGCGTAGAGCCTGTCGCTTTTGTTGCAGTTTTAGGCATTGAGAAAATCATTGACTTTCTAAGAGCATCAACATCAACTATTGTACTCTGCTCTGCAGCACCCGACCATAGGTTTTCTAAAAGAGGGTGGTCTTTATGTACAAACATACCCACATTATATTGATAAAGATTAAGGTTAGTAGAACCAATAGGGGCTGTATTTATGTGATCTGTAGACCATCCATTTGCCCAATCATAGCTGTTAAAAGTACCACTCCAAATAAAATCATTTGCACCGCCAGTTTCAGCTAATTGAAGTGCAGAACTATAACTTAATCCATACTCATAGTCGGTAATATCATAAGGTGTTGTTTCTGATTCTAAAGGCTCAACAATATAGTGGGAGTCTTGATTTGCAACATCCATAAATCTGCTATAAATAAACTGACCCCTTCTTTGTGTTGATTGATATGGAGCATCTCCAGTCTCTTCAAAATCATTAGTATTTACGTTTTGGTACTGTATAGGTGCTAAATCATATTTACCTTCAACCAAGTAGTAACTATCGTTTTCTACTTTTTTATCTACCGCTTCACTAAGACTATCGTTTTGTTCAATACCAAATCCGTTACTAGCCTCTGTTGAGTTTGCAGTAGAAGATCTATATGCAGCTTTATCTCTATTACCAACTAGTTTAGATACTAATTCTAATTTAGTAGCTTTACTATTTTCTAATTGTAATCTAAATGTCTTGTTTACAATATGTCCTTTTCTAATTGCTAAATCAGCAACCTCATTTACATAATACCCAGCAAATAATTGAACTGTTTGATCTTTAGTAACGTTAGTCACTGTACCATCTTCATCAACAATTTTAACAACCAATTCACCAACTTCAGCTTCAACAGTACCTTTAAGTCCTGCTAGTGCAGCTTCTAATTCTGCAATTTTATCGTATACAGAAATAGGCTTTTGTTCGTCTGTTAAAAACCCTGATGCAATATTAGTTGCAACGTGAGCATAATAACTTTCATTTGCAGAGAAAGAATCTCCGACGTGAGTGTAAACACCCTGAGCGGTTAACTCTTCAATCATTCTTACTCTAGCTAATTCAGCTAGATTGGCTTCAACTGTTGCAGCAATATCATTAGTATCAATTTCTGCTTCTGGAAAAGCAACCGTCATTGACTCTGACCAATCTGACATGATTGGGTTTTGAGGGTAACCTGCCTCTGAAATAGATTTAACTCTAATTTCTACAGTTTCACCTTGACTAATTGCAATATCTAATTGATTGAAGTTAATTTCTTGACCATCTTCAACTCTTGATGGCTGCCATGAAAACTTAGTAGCAACTGTACCATCTGGTGCAATTGACTTAGCTCTTGGTCTTACTTTAGTTTTCTTTTCATTCCAGTTTGAGAATACTGCAGTTTTTTCTCTACCATCTTCTGCAAACTTAAGTTGAGCAGCCTCTCCTGATTTACCAGAAGTAGATAGGTATCTATATGCAACAATAAACTGTACTACTTCTTGATCTGCAGTATCTGCAACCTTCTTAGCACCTGGTATTGCCCAGAAACCTCTAATTCTATATTTAGGGCTAATCTTCTTAACGTTAGTATCTGTAGAAACACTTTGTATTTGATTTACAATAGAGCTAAACATTTTAGATTCTGAAACTCTTTCTTCTATAAGTGAGTTTAATTCTGATTTATCTTTATCTCTTTGTACTTCAGATCTATATTTCTTGGTAGCAATTTCTCCACGTTTCTTAGAAATAGTTGAATCTAATTTCTTAACAGACTCATCAACTGTAATTTTATCAGCACTTAATTTTGAAATCTTACCCTTAGCATCATTTGCACTTAAGTGTGTATTAACCTGTACAACTTTAAAGTTTTCAGAATTTAAAACAGGAGCATCCGGAGATACACCAATTGCTGCAGGAGGTATTGAATCTACTTTTAATGCATCAATCATTCTACTGAAATCAGCTACATTCTCTTTATAGTATTCTGCTAATGTAATTTTTATACCATCCTCTTGAGTAAGAATTAATTCGTTTGTATAATAACCAACACCTGGAGACCAGTTCTCTGCTAATAGTTTAGAATCAGCATCAATTGCTTTCATAAACATTAAAACTCTCTCGTTGAATCCACATGGTATTTCAATTTGTAAGTTATTATCTTCGTTCTTATAGATACCTAACGCGTTAGCTCCAATTTTAATTGGCTCATAGCCCTCAATCAATCTAAGCTCAACCTGTCTAGTTGAAGAGTCCAGCTTGTTAATTCTATATCTTGTGTTTTTAGATCCACCAGCGACCATCAATTCATCTCCTACGCGGATTAATTCAGTCTGGTCTAGATCTTTACCTTTATCAGAGTATGTTAATTTATCTAAAGTGTATAATTTAATAGCTTGTTTTGTAGTAACACCATCAACTAAAACTTCTCTTTGTGAATTCGAGATCGATAGGACATCAAACTTTCCAGTATATTGTCCAGTTCTATATGGCATATCTCTTAATTCTTCATCAACGATATATGCAATGTTATTATTTACTACATCTCTAATTGCAGTTAAATAATCGATATTCTCTTGGTTTCTATAATTTTCATTAAACCAATCCACAGCAGTCTGATTTGAAGAATCAAAAATAATTCTTTTTACTAAAACTCTTTCTGTATCATTTGGTATTTGACCACTTATGTCAAAAGAAGTTTTTAGCATTGGATTTAAGAAATCCTCAGCAAAATAATTTGGAGCAGTAGAAAACGTAATAGGTCTTGCTACAGCAGTAAAGTCATTTGCAGGACTCTTAAGAGCAGATGTAATAATATTTTGAAAAGTACCATCTGGTAATTTAATCTTAGTTGAACCTTTGCCTAAACCAGTTAGCGCTTTTAGATTAGTATCTAATCTTTGCAATTCTTTTTGCATAAAGTTAAACCCAGGAATAGACACTATTTTAGTACCCTCATCTGTAAGTATTTCTAATGGAATACTTTTTTGATCAGTAGTAACTGCTTCATTAATTCTTTCAAAAGTTTTTAATGAATTAGTATTAAGCTCTAAGAGCCTCTTTAATGAGTTGGAAATAGAATTGTTTGTGTTCATATTATCTTAGTATATCTGCTTCAAATACGTAATTAGATGGGTCCATACATACAACTTCAATATAAGGAGTTGTTGTAATCAACCTTGAAGGGTCGATATTAGCAACTGCTTGTGTGAAACCTGTAGAAGTACCTGTCCAAATTTTTATATTGTTTCCGTTAATGTCTATATTATCTAATGCAACTCTAAAGATCTGGCCTTTCGCCCATCCGTTAGTAGAATCATCAATGTATATATTTAGATTTCCGTTGAATACCCCAGAGTCTGTAATATTCTTTAGACTTAATCTATTAGAGAAGGGTACTAACTTAGACCAAACACCATACTGATTAGCATTGGTTGGGTCGTATAAGTTATTTGTAGTTAATTGACTAACCACAGTCGATGAACCTAAGTCCCATCTAAATACGTCAGCAATAACATATCCGTCAACGATATTGTTTACTTTAATTTTACCGGCTATTGATTTATCAACCGTAGTTCCCTTTCCTGCAAATATTACATCTGTATTATATTGTAATTCTACTGGAATTGTACCATCTATTAATTGATTAATTTTACCATGTGCGTTATTTACAAGATCTAACAAAGAGCTTGAATCCTGTAACTGCAACGAAGACGCTGTAAAGTCATCTTCTAATTCTTTTATTCTAGCTTCTAGAGCAGCTGCTTTTGCAGTACCTAGAATTATATTCTCTAAACTATCTAATCTATCAGTAACTTTACCATATCTATTATTAGTTTGTAATAATAAATCTGTTGCATTTTCTAGGGCTGTAGTCGTATCCATAAAAAGGTCCATCGAGAAAGTAGTAAAGTCATTTACACTTGTCTCAACACCTACATTATCTAGAGATGAATTAAATTTAAGATTTAATTTTAATGAATAAGCATTACCATTAAGACCGGTAACTTCATTAGGCTTAAACTTAATTTGTTCATGTATTTTTGTACCAGGGCCTGGATTGTCTACAATATCATCTAAGATTAAGATACCATAAAGGTTGGTAGATCTGTTTGCTGGAATTGACTGGCTATATAAATCATAGTAAACTAGAACGGCATTAAATCTAAATTGTTGTCCAGTCTTTGCAAAGTCTAATAAAGACTTTACATCAGGGTTATTCTGAATTCCTGCATAAGAGGTTGAGTCCCAATCAATACCTACTGAATTTGTACCATTGGTCTGAATATCGTAAAACCCTCCATCTTGTGAAGACCAGCCATCTACAACCGGTGCTAAGTTAATGTTTGGATCTGGGTGTGTTTGGCCCTCTCTACCTTCGATATTCTGATTATTTGAATCTAAATAAAGTTTTGAATTTGTCGTATTATAGTCGTATGGTCTAAATAAAACCAACGGAGTATTACCGACAGACGTAGGTACATTAATGTAGACTTCGTGATATGTATTACCTTGGTAAGCCACATCATTCTCTGCATCGATACTACCTAAATACTTAACTACTCTATCGTAGTTCGAACCTCCTAGAATTGCATTATCGTTCTCTGAATACGCGCCATTACTAGATTCGTTAGAATCTGTAGGTCTAAAGTCCATCGCTCCAAGAGCAGACATCCACTTAAAGAAAATCTTCTCAGCGTCAGATGCTAAAATAATTGGATCGTAGTCATCGTCCTGAAGTAGAAGCTCTTCCATATTTAAGGCATAGTTCTGGAAAGTCTGTGCCCAATCTACATTGGGTTGTC